AATACTTGCCTATGGTGCATCTTGTGTTCTCCAACCTGAAAGGCTGGTTGCGCGGTGTGCATCATGGTGTCAGCCCTCAACATCTACAAGCCTACCTGAATGAGTTTACATTCAGATTTAACAGGCGATTTTACCCGCATAACGCCTTCCGCTCTCTGCTTGGCATTGGTAGCGAAGTATCGGCTCCAACTTACGATGAACTGTATCAGCATAAATGGCAGCATCCTGCTATTGGTGGTGTACATGGGTGATAACCGGATAGGCATGAACGAATGCAAGGATTGCAGCGAGCATGAAGTGTATGGCGCGCTCTATGACACCATTGCTCTAGCCAATAGACTTGCCGGTGAGTTGGAGCGGCAAAGCGCCATACTGCGAGTCGGCCAAGCTGTCATGAATCTAGTGAAGGATGGGAAGGGCTTCCGTCTTGTGGCAAGTAGTGATACGCGGTCGTTCCGCAATGCCGTAGTGGGCGGGCTAACGCTTCAAATGTACCGGGATGACTGGTCCTTCGGTTTCGAGGACGAGCTTCATGAAGCCATCCTTGCTGCCATCACCCCACCCACGCCGGAGGAATCAGCATGAGGACAGTGGATCAGAAGCTGGATTACGTTAAACGCGCCTACGCGCACTACAGCGAAAACATGGTAAGTGGCGTGCCAATGCCATTGTTCAAAGAAGTCATGCAAATCATCGACCAGCTTCTTGCCGAGCGCGAAAATGACAGATTCACCATGAAAAAGCTTATGGTGGAACTAGGCGATTTAAAGTCCGAGCGCGAGAAGGATAAGGCGGAGATTGCGCGGCTGGATAAGGCACTCAATCGCGCAAGAGAGGTATGGGCATCATGACTGGAAATTGGATAGAGGCTTGGGAATTGATCGACGATCTTCGCGCCCAACTCGCCGCCAAAGACAAGCTGCTCGCGATGGCGCGGGAGTGGATAAAGGATATCAAGTTGGCACTCCCTGAATGCACTCGCAATACCCATATTGGCGCTGGTTCTTGTTATCGCTGCTCCGCCGATGAAATGCTCGGCGATCTCTCTCAGCAGGACACCGGCAGCGGTGGGGAGCAGCCTTGTGAATAATGAAACAGCGCCGAAATGCGTAGTCTGCTCTACAGGTAAATATCCCGACTTTGGATTCGGTAAGAACCTATGTGAAATTCATAACGTCTGTGTAACTTGTGGAATCAAGCGTGCGCAACTAAAGGAAACACCTTGGGCTATCCGTACAGGAGCCTTTCAATGCCAACCCTGCGAAAAGGCTGAACGAAAGGTAAGAATTAAAGCGCGTAAAGCGGAAGGCTTTGACTACGAATACACCGATGAAGTTGTTTGCCCGCATTGCGGTTATGAGTATGGCGATAGCTGGGAAATGAGAGATGGCGAGCATGAGTGTCCTGAATGCGAGAAGTCTTTTGATTTAGTGCGCGAAGTGAGCGTGAGTTACACAACTTCTAAAATTGAGGACAAACCCCATGACTGAAACCATTACACAGCTTCTAGCCGATTGGGCTGACACAAAAGCCGAATATGCAACACCATATAGCATCGGTGCAGATATTGGCGAAATATATAGCTACGCTTGCCGCTTCGAGGAAATCATCCGCCAGCAGCAGGCCATGCTGGAGCGGGCGGAAACAGCACTGAATGACGCAAAGGCTGCATTAGAGCGAACTGTAGTGCACGCGCATAAAGACAATGTTTGGATTAACTCTCGCGTAAAGGGCTCTGCTATGTGGCATTTGCAAGACCCAAATCCTGATTTCGTGGAAAGCTTTAGGGGGTCAGCGCGATTAAATGACATCGCAACGCGATCGGTGAATGATGCCCTTGCCGCTCTATCGCCGGATCAGAAGGTGAGGGGGTAGGATGTTCATTGCGCGCCTCATTCTCTATCCCTTCAAAATCGCTTCTGCCTTGATGTTTTTGGTGACGGTGTTCCCGGTCTGGGCCTTACTCGCGGCAGCGGAAGATGGCTGGGCTGGAGTTATGACAGTGGGATGTATTTTTCCCATAATACTAGACTGGAGCAGTTCCAATGCCGAATAATACCCAACCCGCTGATGCGGTCGAAGTGATGGTTCTGGCCTATTTGTCAGTAGATAAAATGGGCTTAAACATCAATTGCGCGGACTGGAAGGAAAATTACAGGATTGGCATGCGCGCGGCCCTCGCCGCCGATCCCCTGCGCCAGCTACTCGGCCCCGAAGCCGTGAAGGCGATTCTGGAAGGGTAAGCCGCGGTGGTGCCGTTGGAATGGGGAAAGGGCTATGCATTGCAGTCTGCTAAATACACCAATGGCGCAATCAGCGATGTTGTGATCCTCAAGCGTGTGCGCCTCGACCAGCCAGCCAACCCAACTGTTGCAAAAAATGCAACGGCTGCCGCAACCCTTTCCAAATCGGAAACAGTTCAGCCAGCCAACCATATCGGTGACGCCAACAAAATGGTGCCAGCCAAGGGAGATGCGCATGGGTAAGACATTGGCTGAGATGCATAAGCTAATCGGAACATTTGAAGACCCCGAAACTGCTATCTACCAGCAAATTACTAAAGCTGAATTATGTTAGCAGTGCGCCGCCTGGTAAGGTGTGGAAGTTGAAAGGCTAGTGCTTCACCAAATCGGCAATGTCCATGCTCCACTTACTGCAATGCTCCAGTGCAATGTCCTGCATGGTTGCTATCCCGACAGCCACAATGGCCACTAGCGTAATGCCATAGCAATAAACATCTTTCCAGGTCATGCGGCATCCTTCCGCACGTAAAGCGCGGCTTCCGCGGCGCGGCGTTTGATCAGACCCGGCAACTTTCTGCCCCCTGCCCGCACCCATTTCATGAATTCCGCGGGGACCTCGCCGTGTTCCTTGCGATTAACCTTCTGGCGAAGCGTGGAACGCTGCAGGGCGCCGCCCCCCAGGTTAAAGGTAAAGCTCACCAGCGCCGCAAACTGGTTGTCGGTCAGCGGGATCTTGATCAAGCGCAGCACCGCGCGTTCCGCGTCGTATAGATCGCTGCGCAACAGGGATTCCCCTTCGAACTTGGTAATGGGAACCGGGATGGTGTCAGAGGGCAGAATCTTATGGCCGTATCCCACGGTCATGAATCCTGCGCCGTCATCATAGGGCTTATCTCGCCAGCCTTCGAAATACTTGATCATGTCGAGGCCAGCCTGATTGATCTGGCGCATGGGTCAGCCTTTCTGCTGGCGTGCTTTTAAGGCACGGCTGCCAAAATAAAAGCTGATAATTCCGCTAAATATGGCCAGGTCTTCGTCCGTCCAGAGCATGTCGATCTGCCAGGGCAGGTTATTACCGCTGAGCGTCGCGAACTTCATGACCTTGATCGCCGCGTACAGCGCAAAGAACGCATAGGCAATGACCGGACGCACACTGGCGTTAAGCGCATCCACCCAATGGATACCCGTGATCTGCTGCGGCGCATGGGCCGCCTGGTACATGGCCGCATCCGTTTGCAGGCGGATTTCCTCCAGATGTTGTGAAACGCCCAGTTTCTGCATTTCTATCTGGGCCTCCAGAACGTCTAGCTCATGGGCTTTGTCTCTGCGGTCGGCCAGGAGCTTGAACAGATCGGGCGCCAACGATGAAATAAAGCCGATCAGGCTGCCAAGTAATGCGATCATGACGCGCCCCACTTTGTTGACACCATGGTCAATAGTTTGATCAGCGCCCCTCCAGCGCCGCCTGCCGCCAGCATGGCAAAGGCGAATGCCCCCTTACGCTTATTCATGGCGGTAGTAAGTTCTTTCACCTGCGACAAGAGTGCTGCAATGTCATCTCGCAGGTAAATTATCTCTGTTTCAAGCGCGGCAATTCGCTCGCCTGTTGGGCGTTCTGGCATAATGGTCTTCCCGTAAATATTTTATTGTTGGTCTCCCTGACCTTGTCGGCACGGCAAGTCTTACGTCAGCGTAATGGCGTATTTGGCGGATAAATAACTGAGTACCTGCAGGCGCTCCCCGCTGGTGACGCGCCGATTGTAAAAAAGAAACTCCGCGATATAGCCGCCGAACGGGTCTAATCCGCCTTCACGGGAGAAAATTTGATAGGTCCCCGTCCCGTTGAACGCGGATGCAGGGTTTGCCTGGGTGTTTGTCGTGCCGCGATTCAGCGCCACCGTTTGGCTGCTGGCGCTGTACTGCAAATCCGCGATGAACGGCGTCGAAGTGGCGATGGTCGGGCTGGCGATAAAGCTGGTGGTGACTGCCGCCCCATCCGGCGATACCCCACCGGAGAGCTGATCGGTGGAGCCGATAACCAGGCGATGCTCGCGCATACTGCCAGCGGTGACATACTTCCCGGCTAATTGTTCGGTTGCGCCGAAGTCGATCAGGCGCGATGCCACGATGAAGAGCGAGAAATCCGTGTAGTTCATGCTCGCGGAATCCGCCGCCGCCAGGTTGCTGGCGTTCGTCCCGTCATGCCGCCCGTTGATCGCGGGCAAGCTGTTGATGGCGGAAGCGACGTATTGCGGCTTGCGGATGCCCGTGCCGGTCGAGAACGTATTGCTATTACCGGACTGATCGGCCCAACTGGTCACGATGTCGCTGCCGTCTTTTGCCACCCCTTGCGCGGCATCCAGCCAGATTGTCAGCCCGGAGACCGATTTCGGCGTGAAGTTCCCACCGGCAAAGAGTAATAGTAAGCTCACTGATCCCCCTGCTTTCAGACGATTACAAAGTCAACACGGCGTTTCTGAGCGCCATACCCAGGTTGTCCTGAATCACGTTCGCAGGCGTCACTGATGACATGGCGCCGTCACCCATGCGTAGCGTGTAAGTGCCGGACGATGGCGCGCTTGCGAGTACGGCCGTAATCGACGTGTTGCTGTTTACCGTCACGCTGTTGAAGGCGATCGGTGTGGTATTGTCATAGAATGCCAAGCCCTCCGTGCCGGTCAGGCTCGCACCTGCGTCTGGAGCGACAGTAATGTTAATCGTTGTACCCGAACGATTTGCGCCTGATATGCGTGGGCCAAGCGTGCCGCCCGGAACAGTGAACCCACCAGCCGCCATGGCAGCACGGGCCAGCAGCGGGCCTTGCAGGGCATAGCCGTCATTCGATGCGACGGACAAGTGAATGCCATCGGCGGCACGGGTGCGATGGTACTTATCCGGACCAGGCTTGAATTTCGTGGGATTGCTGACAGTAATGGCGTTCTGGGCGGCGCGCATCAGATTGAAGGCGGTATCTTCGGAGCTTGCCGCAGATTTAGCCCCCAGGAAGTCTATGATTACTGGTTTGCCGCCCATGCTGTCGGAGTGCCATCCGAGGCTGGTTGTCAGACCTGTTTCATATTCCGCTTGGGTATGTGACCCATGGGATTCATGGCCGGAATAGATGCCGCAATAGAACGCACCGCCGCCTGCCAGGAATGCCCGGTGCGTGTTCCAGCTACGCACTGCGTTAGTGCCCTTGCTGCCATCGGTGGCGATTTGATAACCAAATCCTCCATTATCGGCTTGGAATAATGCACCGCCACCGGTTGCGCCGTTCACCACATAGTGGCGTACATTCGGCTCAATGGCGTCCATCTGAGCGATCATGGCGAGTTCACCGTAATTGCTGATCGGAGTCGGCGTGGTCTTGCTGTACCCTTCGCCGTTGGATTGGCCATTGATACCAAGGGCCTTATCGCCATTGCGGGTGAATAGGCCGCCCATGCCGATAGGGCTTACATATCCGTTGACATGCTTGATCTCGTAAATCATCCCGAAGAACGCCTCGGTGCCACTCGTATCGCGCGCGCCGTAAATCATGGTGGTCAGGCCGGACGGATCGCCCTTGTCGTGGCTGGCGTCAACATACGCACAGTTGGACCCCATGACATAAGAAGAGCCCGGCTTAATCGAGATGCCACACCACATATCGCGGTTGATTTCAGGCTTATAAACCGCTACCGACGCGGAATTTCCGGTTCCTCCCGTGGTTGCCGTGATGAAGCGGCGGATGAAATTATCCGTATTCAGACGTATGGCGGCCAATTCGGTCGTGCTGCCGTTATTTGCAACAGCGATCTGCTGCACGCCGGTCGAGCTGAATCCGAAGGGTTGCACGCGCATCGCCGTCGTAAATGCCTTGCCATTCAAATAAGGACGCGTGAAGGCGCTGCTATCATAGAGTCTGTCGGCCTGACGCGTGGTCGCGGCTCCCGCGCAACGAATCGGCGATGTGGGTATCGGCTCGCCGCTTTGATCGACCCGGTTCCAAGCCTCCGGCTGCTCACCTAAGAAATAAACGACCGATCCAGCGGGGATTTTGAATTGGAGCTGATCCGTGGTGGCGTTAGGCGTGGTCTGCAAAGCTCTTCTAGTAAAGACGGAACTGGTAAGCGTTTTGGTTTCGGGAGTGCCGGCGCCTGTGCGAGTCAGAATGATCGAACCGGAAACCACCGCGAACCAGGCAGAGCATGTGTGCGTCGAAGTCGCGCCAAAAGTGGCATTCAAGGTTAAGAAACCGTCCGTTGATCCGCCGCTATTGTCCAGCTTGTAAAGCTTGCCGCCACTTGCGAGATTCTGCAGCCCGGCGCTTGTGATGTAGCCAGCCGGATCGGTCACCACCGCCGAATTGGCGGCAAGGTAAGCATCTCCGCTAAACGTCCAACCGGTGAAGTCGGTAGGATTAAAGTTATAGCTGGTTGCTTTGTTCTGGATCGTCGGCTCGATCAAGGTGCCGATCCTGGTCTGCCCTGGCGGATAATGTAGACGGCGCTCATGCTGGACCGTGGACACCCAAGGGCCTCCGGGCGTGGAGATGCGCCAGGCATTATTGGTCCCAGCCTGCGTGCGCTGGAAAGTCAGTTCGCTGGGCGTGGTTGTGGATGTGAGATCAAAGGTTTTCAGGTACCCGTTGACAAAATACTCAATGCCGCGCGAGGGGAAGAAATTGTAGGTGGTGCCGGTCTTGGCGGCAGGTGCATCGGACCAGCCTCTGGGGTGCGACCCGTCAGCGGTCAGCGCAATACCCGCCGAGCCGTTCCAGGCCCAACTGTAATTCGGGTCTTCGAAAATAGACGCAATATCCATAAACGGCAGATCGCCGGTAATCCTGCTGTCGGTTTCACCTCGGATGGCCGCGTTGTAGGTGGTTCGAACACCTGTGGACCCTGCACCGGTATTGGCGGTCTGGTTGGTGCTGGGATCGCCGGTAAAGGTGCCGGTGGTGGACGGCAGCAGGGTCGTGAATTGCACCAACGCGCCCTTGCTGCGCCAGTAGGTGGCGATGGCGTAATTCGCGTCTGCCAGGTCGCTGTAGGTGGTGCCGACGGTGACATCGTTGATGCCCAACTCGATGACGCAGCGATTGATCGTCACGCCGGAGGCGGTAATGGCTGCATAACTTTTCGTGGTCGGGAAACCCACTGCCTGCTGGCTGGTCACACTTAAATTCAGGATGCCGAACTGGCTGTTGAAATAACGCTCCAGAATGCCGAAATTGCCTTTTGCATCCCCGTAAGCGTCCGAGCTGGTGTAGCCACGGGCGATGGAATCGCCGCAGATCACCATGGACGTGGGAGCCGCGCCGGATACCTCCAGCGTGACAATGGACGCCGCGTAGATCGAGGTGTCCTTGGCGTAATTATTAACGACAAAGGTTTGTGGTGCCGTGACAAAACCGGAACCGAAATTGTTTGGATAGCCGCCCGTGAACACCCCGCCTGTGGTGCTGGCCGCATAATCCGCGTCTTTTCCGCCCGCTTCGTTGGCCACGAAGAAGATCAGGCCGAATGCGCCATATTCCGACCCGCCTTGCGTGGCCGCGACCGATGCCACGGTATTGCTCGACATGCTGGGCGTGCCGACCGCCAAACGCCCGATGCCCGCTCCGGTAGCAAGGTTATAAACGCTGCCCGCAGAAGTGCCTTCCACGAAGCCTTCATCGCGGTAGGCAACAGACGGATGGCTGTATAGGTATTTGGTGGAGGCCGAAGGACCAACCACCAGATTGCACTCGATGAAGTCCAGCCCCGCCGTGATCGGGCATGGCCAAGTCACGGTATTGTAGCTGCCCTTGGCTACGACGCCTGTACTTGCTCCGCCAAACGTGCCTGGATAGTAAATGCCGGACACCACGCTGAGCATGCCGGATTGGACCGTGACATCGCTGTCGGCGTCTTGCTCATAACCAGGGGCCACGAAAAATCCGCAATAGGTCCCACGAGGATTGACGCCAGACGACGTGAATCGGCGCTTCTTGAAGTTATATCGATAGTTGTTGGTGGTAGCGACAGACTCGCCGTATGGCATGACATTGCCATTGCTGGCCAGAAAGCGCGGAGCACTGCCGCTTCCGGCTAATGCAGTCAGAAGCGCAGAGGATGACGATCTATTGCGCATTTATTTTTCGATCAGTACCGGGGCCAGCACAAAGATCAGCACGGTATCGGTGGTGTCCTGGTTGGTGCCGGTTACCGGCTTGATAAAGCGAATGCCTGCGAAGTCTGCAGGGGGGAGGATCACGTAGCGGCTCGCCGCAGTGGTAATGCTGTACTGCGCTCCGGTCTTGTCATAGACAGGCAGATAGGTACCATCCTGTGTGTCGCAGGCAGTAAAGGTGATGGTCGTGCCATCGAACGTCGAAGGGCAGATGATGCCAACCAGCGTCATGCCGAGCAGGTCCACACCGTTGGTAGGCGTCGTGTTCTCCGCGTCGGTGATCGTCACATTGATGAACGCCAGCTTTTCCTGGTAGTCATTCTTGTTGGCCATTTAACTCTCCAAATAAAAAAGGCCGCTCTGGTGAAGGAAGCGGCCTTTGGTTAGGTGCTTTAGGTGTTAGGGTCGGGGTGTGAGAAGTCCTGTAGGCTGGCTGGTTCCGGCGTAACCGCTACTGAGTAATCCAGGCATATTGATTTGTTTGTTGCGCAGTTGTTGGATCAATAGGGAGTTGCTACTCTGCTGCGGCACAATTCCCATCGCATTTTGAACTGTGGGACGACTGGCAATAGCATCAAGAACGGCATTAGCCTTTCCGCGCTGCAAGGCATTGGCTGCTTCACGTAAAGGATAGCCAGCCAATTCTCCCCCTAGAAATCCAGCGATTCCACCTACCGGTCCGCCACCTGATGCCCCGGCAATAGCCCCTGTTGTGCCGGACATCAGGCGGCTACCCATCGTTTTAAGAGCGCCTGTGAGGATTCCGGTGTTGGCGGCTTTCTTAATAGCGGCCTTTTCAATGTCCGTGAAACCACGCATACGAGAGGGATTGCGCAGCATTGTACGAAAACCGGTTTTGATACCGGTCACAGGGTTGTCCATCGTCTCCGCATTGCTCAGAATGCGCTCGACATCATTCATGCGAGCCTGGGCCGCCCATAATTGGCGGCCTTGGGACAACGCATCCGTACCTGCAGCGCCCGATCCCTCAACAGTCTTTCGTAGTGATTGCTGTACCTCCATCAACCGCTTGCCGTCTGCATTGAGAATGCCGGTTTTAGGGTCAACCTCTTTCATCATGAGATCGCCAATATGGCTGTCTAAATCTTGGGCTTCTTTAAGAGTCAGGGGGCTGTTGCGGAAATTGCTTTCGAGTCCGTCAATAAGTTTGGAAGACGCGGTTTCTCCCACTGCGGCGCGAACCTTGCCGCTTGTGGGTAAATGCTGATTCGCACTATCTAGAAATGCATTTGTCTCAGCCGGAGCTATGGCTCCGCCTTGCTGTTCCGCCTCTTGGTATTTCTGGGATGCAGCAGCGCGAACATCAGAGGAAGTTGGAGTTTTGGGAGCGGTTAGCTTGTCTTGGATACGGCCAGCGAGACCGCCAGCAGCAACAGCAGAAAGTACCCGTACCGCGGGTTCGTATTCACTGCCTTGTACAGCTTGACCCGCAGCCTCAGAAGCCACTGCGGCTGGTATTGATTGAGTAAGAGGTATTCCGGCAATCTTTCCTCCTGTGGCGAAGGAGGCAACGGTGTTGGCGTATTGCCCCGGAATGGTTTTAGGCTCATAAAGCGTCTCCCCGAGTAATTTCTCAGAGGTTGCTTTTAGCGCATCGCTTGAACTCGGTACAGGATTTTCGCCAGCATAATAAGGCAGCTCCTCTCCCGTAATGCCCTTGTAAGCCTTATGGCCTGCCCAGCGGGTCAGATCGGACACCCCGCGCACGATATTAAGACCGACACCTAAGGGCGTAGCAGCGGCAATGCCTTCTGGAACGCCACGATAAGCCGCCGATTTGGCAACGTCCTTGGCATAGTTGCTAGCGGACGGACCTTCTGCCTTGTTAGCGCCAGGCGGGGCAAACTGGTTCTTTAGAACGTTTTCAATATCAGTCTGCGCCATGCCATCGGGAAACTCGGCAATGGTTCCGTCCGGTAATTCGATTTCCTGGGCCATTATTCGAGCCTGCCGGTCGCGGGGTTGAACTTAAGGCGTTTGGGTTGCTGCGGGGCAGGAGCAGGCGGCAATGAGGCGGGCAATCCGTCATTGGGGGTAAACACGTCTGCGGCATTGTAATTGTCAGTCGGCTTATCCGGGATCGGAGCGTCACCATTTTGAGGTGATCCTGTTCCGTAGTCTCGCTCAAAAGCTTTCTGCCGCTCGGCCAAAACCTGCGGATAAAGCTTCTTGATGTTATTGAGGTTTTCAACCAGCTGGTCTTTCTGAAGCGGGTCAAGCGCCCCATTGACCGCCTGCAGAAGTTTGTTTTCCATGTCGGACACCTGTCCCAAAGCACCGCCTGTAGGCGAGCTTTCACGCATCTGCTGCAGCTTATCAAAGCCCACATTGGCCTTGATGGTATTGAGATAATTATCCAACTTGCGGGCGTCGGTATTGGGGGCACTGGAAAACAGTACATGGCCGTATCCGGTTGACCACGGCGATACGGTTCCCAGCGCCTGGTCAATGGTGTTGGTGACTAGCTTGCTCTGCTGCTGTAGCCCGGTAAGCGCGGCTTCCGCCTTGCCGCGGTTGGATTGCTTAGTAGCGTCCAACTCGGCTGACTTTTTAGCGCCCGCTTGCTGGCCTTGCACAACCGGGTCGTCCTGCGGGGGAAGCGTCTTTGGAATGGTAAGTGCGGGTGCTCCGGTCGTAGGATCGCCAATAATGCGCGCCCCGCCGATATCATAGCTGGGAAGTGCCCTCTTCATACCCAGATACGCCTTTTGCTGATCGGGCGTCAGCTTGTTGTAATATTCCCATTCCTTCACATTGGCCGGGTTGTCTCCGCCATTGATTTCCCTCTGCAGCTTTAAGGTCTGCAGCTGATCGAGCATCTCCTGACGCTTCCTGGCGGCATTCGCGCTAAGCAGGCCCACCCCCTGCGAAATGCCTTCCTGCGGCGTACGGGAGGTAAGCAGGCCAATGCCGAGCGCGGCGGCGGGGCTGCTCAGGAAGCTATTGATGTCAAACTCTGCCATGTTCTACCTAAAAGCCATATGTTGAAGGAAAGAGGCTGGAGCCTAATCCACCGGTTAACCCGTTGCTGGTTACAGACGATCCGCCGAATAGATTGGATAGGTACGGCGAAGCTGCATAACCAAGCAAACCACCGCCAATAGCCCCACCCACCGCATTACCCGGCGTCGTGCTGCTCGTGGCCGTGCCGCCCGGATAGCTGCTGAGAATGCCTTTTAAGAGGTTCAGCATTTCCATCTGGTAGGCCAGGTCCTGTCCCTGCGCGCCGTTTGCCGCGTCCAGCTGTCGCTGGTTCTGGTTCTGGACGATATTACCGGCGTTCAGGGCGATATTGTTCTGGTTATAGTATTTGCCGGTCAGATAGTTATCCAGGCCCTGCCCGATATTCAGCGCGCCGCTCAAGGCATTGGCCCCGGTGTATTTGTTCTGCAGGTCCCTGTAAAAAGCATCCTGTGCCTGCTGCTGCGCCTGCGTGTAGCCAGATGACAGTAGGTTGGCCACAGTGCTGTTGTAATTGTTCAGGATGTCGGTGGCGGCCCCGCCCAGCATATTACTTTCCGCAGAGCTTCCTGCATTGCCGTTACGGGCGTTGCGCGCCGCGATCTGGTTGCTGAGTTTATCGAACTGGCTGTTGGCCTGGTTGGAATAGGCGTCGATCACCTGCTGCGTGTAGGGATTCATGTAGGCCGATGCCGACGCGGGATTGTATGAGCCTGTATTGGCCCCCGCCTGGATTTGCGCAAGCATCTGCTGGTAGATAGGGGCAAGCTGGCTGGAGAATCCCGTATCAGGCGCCCCCTTGGCCAGGTTGTCGAGAGCGGTATTCTGGACGCTATTCAGGTCCTGCACCGTATTGGGAAGCACGCCGGGTGTGCCGTTATATTTGGGGTCGCCGGGGGTAAATCCAGGGGGTAGCTCGATACCTTCCCATGCGAGATTGTAATTCGGCTGTTGTGCCAGCCTGTCCTGCATATAGGTGTAGATGTCGTTGTAATCGCCCCGGCTCGCCAGATCGCGCAGGAATTGGCTTGCCTCGCCATTGCCGATCGTATTGCCCGTGTAGCCAAGCTTTTTGATCTCAGCGAGATTCTGGTCCGGCCCCCAGCCACTGGCATAGGTGGTGGGTGTCGTGGCGGTGCTGGATGAAGTGCTGGCTGCGGGCGTCGTGCTGGTTGGAAACGCGCCGAACCCCAGATTGTCGAAGTTATAGGTCGGCTGCAGCGAGCTGCGGGCGGTCTTATAGTCATTCAGGGCGCTGTAATTCCCTGCGCTGTAGAGGGATTTTAAGTAGGCATCGCCCTGCCCGCTTCCTGTATCAAACCCCGTGTAACCAATCTGTTTCAAGGCAGCAAGGTTCGCTTCCGGTCCCCATGCGGAGTACCCGGATAAATTAATTGCCATAGATGGAAACTCCTTAGCCGGTGTAGCCGGATTGGTTGAAACCAAGCGCCGCCTGGACAGCGCGGTAAGCCTGTGGATTGTTGGTGTCGATACCCAACTGCTTCATGAATCCCATCGGATCGGCCATGAACTGCGCACGCACGGCGCCGACGCCCGGCGCATTAGTATTCAATGAGTAGCCGGGATTCTGGCTGATCTGGTTCTGGAATTGGCCGATCAAGGCGTCCAGGCCGCTTTGCAGGCTGGGAGTAGCAGCATCTCCCGTGGTTGCGGCTGGCTTGGGCGTCAATAGGCCTTGGACGTATTTCTTGTCTGCATCCTGTTGTGCGGCATAAAGCTGAGCATTGTCCTTCCAGTCCGTTGGAGCGACAACGCGGCGCATCAGGGGTGCTTGTCGGGGTGTGTTGAAAGTCTCCAAACCCTTGTCGAGAAGGGTGTTGAAGCCCTCCTTGAAGTTGTCGGGAAGCACAGGAACCTGCTGAGAAGTGGTGGTCTGCTTCTTGCTCCCCATTAACCCGCCCAAGGCACTACCCGCCCCTGCCAGCGCCATGCCGGTGCCAGTTTCAATACCCATTTGATTAAACCTTATAAAGATTAGTAACGTTTTGTTCTTTGTGGCCGAAGCCGTTTCTCTCCAAGGCCTTCACCAGGCTTTGCCTTGTGACCGTTGCCAAAATGGCGGTGAATCCAAGTTGCCTTGAGATTTCCGAAATGACCCGTATCAAATAATCCACGCATCCCTTTCGAGCCGCTTTCGGCGCATCCTTATTCGAGATAAAGAGCCCCATGCAGGAGCAACAGCTATCCGTGCGGTAGAGCCAGGCGGCACAGACATCTACCCCGCCATTGCTGATAATCACGCCCGTTTGAGGCAGTGATTCCGGCGGTATTACCGGCCAATTCCACGCACGCCACCAGCCCGCGACCATCTCGTGGTCGTCGGTGGTGTAATAACGCCATTTCATTTGATGATCTGCGTGCCTTTTAGAACCTTGATAAGCGTACCCAGCACATCCGCCAATTCGTCGGTCGTGGTGCTATCCGCATCCAGTGTGCGGGTGTCGGTCAGGTTGGCGAATTCGGTAAACGGCAGGCTGCGGTTATTGCCCGGCGTGATGCGGTCATTGATCTGCTGCACGGCTTTGGACAAATCTTCGAAGTACCGCAACCATTCCGCTGGCAATCCGGCGGTTGGCGGATCGGGAATTGCTACCATAGCGCCTTCTGTCGCTGCACATATTCCTTGAACCCGGCGATGCGCATGAAGAAGTTGAAGTTCGTCGGGGTATTGGCGGGCATCGAAAACGTCCAGCGCCAATAGAGCGTGCTGATCGGGCCGATGAACATGCGGCGGTTGTAGGTATTGGCAGGATCAGGACTTGAATAATCCAGCGATTGCGTAGCGTAGCTTGACCATATGCCTACGGCGTCGGACATGAAGTCATTCTTATATTCCAGCTTGATATTGAGTATTCCAAGCCATTCCCCGGCTAGTTCCAGCCCGTGAATCAATGCGCGGGTCTTCCCGCCGTCCAGTGATCGCCAATTAGTCGTAATCGTTGGCAGCAAAGAGTTGCCGTCCCATTCGCCGCTGGTTGCGTAGTCAGTATCGTCATGCACCCAAACATTATTGCTGAGGTCCATGCCCCATAGCACATTCGAATTATAACGAAGCATCGCGGTGCGGGCCATCGACCCATCCGGCGCCAGCCAGCCCTCGCGGGTGCTATAACCAATGTATTTCCCGTCACTGGAAGGCGGATTGGGTGCGATATGAAAATACAGCTCGCCGGACTTCGGGACATAGCTGATGAAGCTCTCGTACTCGTGGCTATTGTTGGTTTTTACAGCAATGTAATTAGTAGTATAGACCCCTTCCAGGATCGGCTGGATCAGGCTTCCGTTAAGGCGGTAGATATTCTTTGGCGCCATAAAATAGACAATACCATCCACTTCATAAGCGCAGTTGGGGCCGAGAATTCCGGTATTGCGGGTCAAACGTGTGAATTGCCAGACATCGTCGCCGCCCACATCGTCCAGCGCAAAGACCTGGGAGGCCGTAAACAACACGACCCGGTTTCCGATCTTGCAATGGGAAATAAAGGCGTCTGCTTCTTCCTTATCGTCGTCGTAAGCATCGAATCCGACCGCGACAGTCCAATTCGTGTAATCGCCTGACCTGGCATTCTTGATGTTATTGCCGTACAGGCTCACCAGTTTGCCATTCATTACGAAGATGCGATTGGAAGCTGTCGGCGCATTGGTCACCAGCGTAGGCGCCGTGGCCGTATCTCCCGCCCATTCGTATATGCCGCGTCCGTTTCCGGGCGTGCAGATGATTTTGTTATTTAATTGATCAAAGGACCAGATGGTTGGATTGGTTCCGTCACTGACGTCAATCGGCTTGTAATAGACCGTCGATGCCCCGCCACCGCCTGACACCGTAGACGTGGCATTGGTGGTCAGGGTAACCGTGAATTTACCGGAAGTCGGCACTGTCACGATGATATGTTCTTTATTGATCTGCGTAGCTGCGGTCCATCCAGCAAAATCCGCTGCACCAGCAAGCTTGACCCGATCTCCGACAATAAGGCCGTGCGCAGCGGCGTTCACCGTCAGCGTCGGACTACCACTCGTGGAATCCAGGCTATTCGCAATCGCCGTGGAACTGGTCTGCAGCGGCGTAATGTTAGCAACTCCAACACCCACCGCATATAGCGCATGGGATGTGCCTATGAATGTCCATTCCACGTTGTTCAGGACGTAATATTCCATCGTCCGGGCGGTTCCGGAGAATGCGGTTCCGTCGATACCCAAATCAGTGCCCCGGAAGCTTTCAGGCCACCCACCGACGAAACGAACCTTATCCCCATACACCCAGAAATCCGTGACGCCGGGGTTTTCGCCTCTGCCTTCCCCATCCCCAACCGGCATGATTCCCGGCTTGGGAACGATCGGAACCACGTCAAACGCAGCCATTAAGGCGTCCTCATGGCAGGGCGCACAGCCATGGTGCTGCCGCTGTGACGGTCCATTTCATCTTCTATTTTGGCGTCATTGATCCCGGCGGTCAGAAGCGCGCTGTATTTCTGGACCTGGGCATCATCTTCCAGAAGGTTGAACGCCGCCTTCAGAGCCGCGAACAAATAAAGGTCTGCATAGCGAGGGAAAAGCGTATTGGTTGCCGTTGAGCCAGACAGCGCGGTCGGGGCGATATAAGCCGTGTAATAAAGCGTGTAGTTACTGTCAGGCGTTGGACCTAGCAAAAGATTGTCACCGGTCAGCGCATAAAGCACGGGCTTGCTGGTGACCGCCCCTGCATAGGTCAGGAATATCTGCTCCCCGCTGGAGACGTCCAGCTTGCGCTTAGGATCGCCATCCACATACAGCCATTTAAAGGCCCGGAAGTTGGCGGGGAGCGCCACGGTCGCTGTGCCGGCCACCGTGGATAGAATGCTGATGGCGGATTCCATCGCCCTGACGCGCAGCCTGCGGAATAATTCCGCCTCACCGATGGTAATGCAGTCCGGCACCAGCTCTCCTGCCGACACAACGCCGGTCAGAGCGTTGCGCTTGAGCCAGTCATAGACGGACTCTTTGAGCTCCGTGTAGGTTGTGAGAGCCACCTGTTATATCCTGCCGGGTACGGTTTTCAGGAATTTGAAATCAGGGTCATTGAGCTTCTTTTTCACGATATGCTCGAAATGGTCGGGCCGCATGATGTTGAGCCCTTCCTCGTTCAGCCACTTCATGATGAAGATCAGCGGGATATCCGCCACCTTCCAGAAATGTTCGCCCCGATAGTTATTGAAGTCGTTTTGCCATTCCTTGTTGTTTTCAAGGAAAGGCTCTGCATCCTGGCTGTAATAATTGGCCATCGTGTCCGAATCCAAGGCAATGGTTTTGCTTTGGACGTCATTCTCGTAGGTTTCATGGCCAGGAGGCAGAATCAGGCTCATATCCCGATCACTTCACCTTGCATGCCAAGCAGAGCGTCAGTGAAATCGGTATCGGTCAGATCGGCATTGCTGAAATTGGCCCAGCGGATATCACAGCCCACCAGGGATGCGCCGGTTAAATCCGCTCCCTGGAACTGCGCTCCCTGCAAAATCACGCCATCCAGTTTGGCATTGGTCAGGTTGGCGCCTCGGAAATCGGCGTTTTTCAGATGGCGAACTTTATCCGCGCCATTAAGGGGATTGTCGATTTCATCGCCCATTTTGGTAAGGTCGCGACCCGATAAGTCCATTCCGCTGAAGTTACGGAAATCCTTGGCGGGATATTCCTCGTCGACACGACCCTCGGTAATGGCCTTTTTGGCCTTCTCAAGGGTCTTATTAGGCTTCTTCTCCTTGGGAGACGCCGGTTTCTTTTCATCAGCCATAAGTCAATCCTTCTGCGATTAAGTGCGGTTCTTGGAGAGATAGACGTAATCAACGTCCATATTCTTCGACGTGGTGTTGCCAGAGGCTCGGGCATAGAAAACCGGGGTCAGCGCCACAGAGGTCGTGACACAGTTGGCAATGGACGCCACCTGCACGCCGTTGATGAAAAACAGCGCGCCGCCCGAGCTATCCACTTCAATGCGGAAGTCCTGATAGGTGGCCGCAACCGGCGCATAAGTCGTCGTAGTGACCGCCGTGTCGGTGTCACCCTTCACCCCGGCGCATTGCCAGAATTGGGCGGTTGCCGCGGTATCGAAGAAGAATCCGACCGCATCGCTGGCCGTGGTGGTCAGCGTGGTGGTGGTCATATTCATGGGTTCTTCGAGCGACAGGGTGTCGGTGAGGCCGATAAACATCTTCACGCTCGTGATGACGTCGACCTTGACGCGTGCCTGCAACACCATATTGCCGCTGGAGGCTTTCCAGATCAGGTTACGGTTAAGCACAGCGCCGTCAGCCGCCACCGACGCATTAGAGTCGCCCGTGGTAATGCGGATCACGCCGTCAGCCACTGCCGACCAGGCTACTGCTGCCGGGCTGTCTGAACCCGCCACGACATTCCAACCGGCGTCAATCACGTCGCCGGTGAAGTCATCGAAAAACTGAACCTTGTCGAAGTTGGGCACCTGGCCGTGCTTCGATTCCATGCGCAGGCCGGTCACCCCGGTCAGCCCATGCACAAACTCTGTTGCACCACCGTTCTGGCGCAAGTCAAAATTGGACATTGTAAATTCCTTTCAAAAAGAAAGGGGCCACCCGTAGGCAGCCCCTTCAAGTCGCGCTAGACAGTGATTAAGCGGTGAGCAGATCGGCAACGACCGCATGGGCGGCCTGGTTGTGGACCTTGAGCGTCAGCTCGGCGACGTATTCGAAGTCCTCCGAATCCGCGATTTTCGCCAGCGGCTCGACCTTGATCGGGCGCAGGTAATCCACGCTGACCATGTCGGATTGCAACAGGCTAACGGTGCGGCTGCGGCAGAAACGGCTGGGTACCGCCTTGATCTTGCCGAAGTCGGATTCGTAAACCGAGATTGACGCCACCAACTTGCGATCCTCGGCTTCCTTGAAGCGCGTTGCATTGCCTGCGAAGGCGCTGAACGACTGTTTGCAGAAGGAACCCATCAGGGCCGTATCCGGCTGACCGCCGTTATCCCAGGCGGATTTAAGCGCGGCCTTCATGAGGGCTTCGGTGAAGGTGCGCTGCGTTCCATCCGTTGCCGCCGCGGTGTTACCACCAGAAAAACCCCCGTTGGAGCCGCCCGATCCACGCGATACGTTGCTGGTAAGCCACGACTCCAGGCCGCCCAACTGGCGGGCAGTGGAGGCGTTGCCGGTGACAGAGGCGTTGTTGGAGCAAAGGCGGGACTCGATATCGCGCTTGAGTTCCTTGCCCTTCAAGGCCTTCTGGTAGGCGATTTCCGACTTGCGGCCATATTTGCGGATAGCTTCCTGCGTGCCGGACACGCCGAACGGAATCTTGAAAATCTGGCAGCGGTTGCCCACGCGCACGGTCGGAGTCGCCGCCACACGGGTGTAGACGTCGCCTTCAATGTGCTGGTTAGATGAGTTTACCGCGGCAAGCGCCTGGGTCTGCCATTCGTGGTAGACAGAAGACGCCTTTCCCTTACCCGCGATCATGGACATGAGCGGGGTTTCGGTCGGGTCGATGTTGTAGATCAGGTCGTCAACGTCCTCGGCATTGCCGATGGACTGGTAGGTTTGATAGGTATCGGTAGGAGTTGCCATTGGATTATCCCATATGAAAATTGATTGCTACATACGAGCCAGAAAGGCTTTCGCCGCGTCCTGAACGGAGCCGGTTCTCTTTAATTGCTTGAGGGTTCCTTCGCGTGTCAGGCGGTTTCTGGCCGCACTGTCGGTTCCCGCGGCGGTTCTCGCTACCTTGGGAGCCTCGGCAATCTTTTTGGTGACCAGCGGCTTGCTCTTTTGAAGCTTATCCCACTGCATCGCCTTGTATGCCGTTTCAACAAGCCTGGCGTCGGCCAGGTTGTCGATTTCCTCCGGCTTGAATCCGCTCTCGTGCAGGTATTCAGATAACTGAGTCTGGAGGGCGACTCTCGCCTGCGAGTCCGACCATTCGGGTATTCGCTTTGCGAGGAGGATTTCCTGTTCTTCGAGCTTCTTGAGCGCATCGGCGCGCTGCTGCTCGGTTTGTTGATGCTGGCGCTGCGCGTTCTGCACTTGAATCTGCTGCAGCTCTGCCAGTTTTATTTGCATTTCGTCGCGCTTGAGCAGGTAACCGGCCAGGTCGGTTTGCTTGAGGTGCTCCCACTCCTGCGGAGTCAGGTTGGCGTTGGTAATGTCGCCGATCAGCTTGTGTTCGTACTGCTGCAGAACCTGCGTCATGCGCTGTTCATATTGCTGCACGATGTTTTCATGCAGTTTGCGGGTTTCCGCGATTTCCTGTTGCTTTTTGGTATAGTCGGACTGGCGAAGGTAACCCTTGGCGATTTCATCGGGCGTCAGTTTCAGCTTTTCGCCGTCCGGCAGAGTAATTTCGAGCTCAACGGGAGCCGGTTGTTTGGATTCTGCCTGCCTGATTTCCTCTTCTTCGCCCTCTTCTTCCGCCGCTTCCTCGTCATCCTCATCATCAGGGCCCGTAGATTCCGCTTCCTCATCCCGCAAGAGCGCCGGGTCTTCTTCCTCGCGTTCCGGATCAGC